TTCCCGTCTACTAATAGGGTTTTTGTCATTTCTGTAAATTACAGGGTTCTTACTCAACTTCTTCTTTTTCTGCCTTTAAATCAAAGTCACCATCAACACCGATGATTTCTTTCCAATACTCAGCATAATCTTTTTTGTATTGTTCAATGGATGCCTTTTCTTCAGAGGCCTCTTTACCTGGTAAAAACCCATGTGGTGTTACAATAATTTTACCGTCTTCAAACCCAAGTCCATTAATGTGGTTTTTCATAACTGACACTTTTGTTCTTGATGCAAACTTTACTGTACGTTTGTCTTTAGTTGCGGTAATCTTTGTTGTTCCAGCACCTTTTTGGTTTCCAAATAAGAAAACTAAAGATGAGTTTAACCAAATGGCTTCACCACCTTTTGCCTTAATTTTTGGTTGTCCAAATGGATTATCAGGTAATTCCACCCAAGGCTGATTTACAATAATCAAAGTGTTTTCGTATTTAGAATCCGCTTTACGAGATCCTGAAATACGTTGGTTGATTCCCATTCCAATCTTGTCGGCTAAAACACTTGCATTGTGTTGTTTACCGCCTTTACCTTCATAAGTCATCTTACAAGGAACTGACCCAACAGAATCCCACATGATACATAGTGAATAATCTAAATCTCCTTTTTCTTGTGCATCTAACAAATCATTAATATAATCTGTAATTTGTTCAATGTAATCAAAGTTATTATTAAAGATATAAAAACCATCCCACTCTAATTCACCCGTTTCAGTATCAACAACTTCATCACATTCAAACCCCATAAGTTTTGCGTGTTCAAAGGACCATTTTTGTTCAGTAATAATGAACACAGGAAGTACACCTTTCTTTTGAGCATCAACCGCAGTTTTAACTAAGGCGGTTGTTTTACCTGTATCACTATGTCCTAAAAACATATTGATGTGGCCCATCGCAGGTCCCGGTAATCCAACAGCGTCTAAGAATGGTTCACCTAAATCAAAAAACCTTTGTGGTTTATATTTTGCTGATGTGGAAAACTTCTTCTTTAATGAACTAAAATCATTTTTTTTAATTGCCATTTTCTTCTCCTTTTTGTTCGTTCAAAATTTTTAACATTTCTTCAGTTACTTCAAACCCTTCTTCTCTTTTAATATTATACTTGTAAACTGTTTCTAACATTTCTAACTTGTCTTTGGCGTTTGTCATTTTATCAACAAACTTATCCATTTCTTCCAAGTGTTGTGGGTGTTCTCCAATACCAACAGAGTTATTAAAATAAACTAATAGTGTTGCTTCGGCTTCAGCCATTTCTGACCTATATTTCAAGGTCAGGGCTTCATACATTTTTTGTGCTATTTTATTCATAATATGTTATTTTAAAAAGGTAATTCTTCAGATGGTTCATCATTTGCTTGTGGATCAACGATAGGTGTTTCATCTTTTTGTGCTCCACCTAATGAAATCTCAGCTTCTTCACCATAAACATATTTCTTTAATTCAGAATTCCAAATTGGTGTTTCTCCTACTGCCACTGCCTCTAAATACTCAACAGGTTTTTTAGAATAAACGTCCTTCCAAGTTAATTCGTCTTGTAACCAACCTTCCATAATTTCTTTATCTGTATGTAATGGAGCAGGATCATCATACATAATTGTTTGAACAACAGTATACTCTTTTCCTTGTGGGGTTTTTGCTTTTGTTAATTCAATAATTAGGTCTCTTCCTTTTTCTGAGTCAGTAACGTCACCCTTAGCTTTCCAAATAGGTAAGATTTTATCTAAAACACCTTCTTGTTTATAATTGTGTTTAAATCTCCAAAACTTAACTCCATCTTGTTCATTATCTCTATCAATAACTTTTACAATATAAAATAAACGTGAACGGTACTGAGAAGCTAATTCTTTATCTTCTTTTTTACCTGTAGATATTAATTCATTATAAACTTCAGTTAGAGGCGATCTTTCGTTGTCATTTTTTTCAGGGTCATACAACTTAACCCATTGTCCATTTACTTGGATCTCGTGATACCAAACCTCAACAAATGGTGATGAACCATCTTTTGTTGGTAACACTCTGATTCTTTTTTGTGCAGATTTTTCATTTTTTTGAAGAATTGCTGAAAAATACTTTTTCATTCTGTCTTCTTGTGAGATGTTTGATCTCGGTGAACTACTTGGTGTTGAGTTCTTTTCGTACTGTGCTAGTACTGCGTCAATTGAATTTGCCATAGATTTTTGTTTTTAATTTTTAACTCTTTTATCTATAACAATTATAAGTGATTTTCTACGATTGTCAAATAAAAAAGGGACCTTGTGAGTCCCTTAAAAATTTATATTCTTTTTTTTCTTCTCAAATAATTTTCTAACATTTTTTCTTCATCTTCTTCATAGTTATTGAAGGTTTTTTTTATTTCATTAGGTGAAAATTCTTCCACTTCATCAGAAGTTAAAACATATTCATTTTTACCTGTTTTCTCCATGTCTACTTTTTTGTCATCAAAAAAATCGGTTAGTTTTTGATTGTACGGATAAGAATCTAATGAACGTAACATAAGTTTTTCTTCAGGAGTTTTTTCTCTATATTTGTCAAATTTATTTTCAAGTGAATTTATTTTGTCCATAATTTGATCCATGTGTTGTAATTTACTCGCTAAATCATCAATTTTAGAAAAAATATTATCCATAAACTCTTCCTGACCTGTTTTCATTTCTTCTTGAGTTTTTATAAGATCGGTAATATCTATTTCCTCAGTTTCTTCTTCTCCTCCCTCAGTATCCTCATCTTTAACTTCTTCAATATCAGGATCATTTTCAATATCAATAGGTTCAGGAATTGCGTCTTCTGCAGGTGCAGCTGTCCCTCCTTCGGGTGGTGCTGGTGCTCCTCCTTCGGGTGGTGCTGGTGCTCCTCCTTCGGGTGGTGCTGGTGCTCCTCCTTCGGGTGGTGCGGGTGGTGCGCCAGGGGCTGCTGGGTCTTCGGGTGCCGCGTCTTGTTCATTAATGTAATTATTTATTTCATTAAATCTTCTAAGTTCCAACAATATTCTTCTATCTATTTCCATCTTAAATTTATTTATCCGTTAAGTAATGTTTTAGTTCCTGTAGGTGTTTCTACTTTTAACATCCTATTTTTTTGAACGGTGTTGTCGAATCTTTCTATTAACCCATCTTTTAATCTAATAGTATAACAATCACCAGTATCTAAATCACAAACTTGTTTGTGATCTGCATCAATTTGTTTTTCAGTTAATTTGGTATCTTTTCTAAGATAGTCGTCCAAAAGTTTTTTTACATTATTCATAATATTTTTTTTATATAAATATATCCTATTCTAAAAATAATTCATATGCCTCTGTAAATATATTTATATATTCTTGATATGTATTAACAATTCTTTGGTCTGTTGCACTTTCTACCCTTGTTTTTATTTCAACAGCACTAAGTTGTGGCGGCCCAAAGGCTAATGGAGTGTCCCAACTTGTTAATACTAATTGGCTACACGCCTTTGCAAATGATTTTTTAGTTACTATATCAGGATTAACACCAATCAAATCATTTAATAATGGTATGAGTGGATTATAGAAAGAAACCATAAAATTAATTGGTGTCGTGTCGTTTTTAAAACTTACAAAAACTCTGTTGTTTCCATTACTTTTAACACATACTTGACCTTTTATAAAATCGTCCATATTCCCACCAAACTTATTTTCTGTTGAAATTTCAAACATATTATAATTGGTTATTTGTAAAGTTTTTGTGTTTGGGTCGTATAAATTTAAGGGTCTAGTTACACCTAAACCATATAAAAATGCTGATAATTTTTTATCGGTTACAATACTTTTAATTGTAGTTATAAAAGTTGATATTGGATATAACACATTTTCATACTGTTCAAAAGGTATATTTTGATATTTTGTTATGTCATTGCACTCTTGTGTTGAATTTTGTGTGGTGTTGACTACAGGGTCTGTTGTTATCTTTTTTTCTTCCTCTGTAACAACTCTATCTTTTTTGTTTTTTTCTTTAAATGATTGTAGTATTTTTGCATTTGTATTAATAACTAAATTGTCTATATTAGGTAAACTATATTTTGGTATTCTAGTTCCCTTAAACTTTGTGGAAAACCCTCTGTCATTAATATTGTGATCAACTTCAAAAATCCAATACGGACCATAAAACAAAGGCACGTGTCTTAAAACAAAATACATAGTTGGTTGTATCATGGCATTACCCATCGCTTCAACACCGCAACTATAAGATCTTGACTTGTAAATGCTATACATAGAAACTGATTGTTGTGCCACTTTGTCTCCGGCGACTGAACCACCTATGTCTGCAAAAATTTTGAATGACTCTGATGTGTTTTTCATTTCACTCATATCTAAATCTAAACCTTTAAATATGTTTTGATTTTGTATTCCAAAATCAACGCTGAATCCTACAACTCTATTTGTTTTAGAGTAGTCTCTATTTGGGTCAGAAACCCTAAGAGGGTTTTCAGGTATTCTTAAATCAAAACTATCGTCATCAAATCTTATGAATGAATTTTCTTTTGGTTTTGGATAT